ATTTAAACGAAATGTTAAAAAGAAATAAATGGATAGAGCAAGATGAAATAGACTTTATTATAACAGATTTTGATATTAGAATGCATAATGAAGAAATTTTAGAAAATTTTTTTAAATCCTGTAATTTTGAAATAGTATATCCCGAAAACTTTAATAGTTTTGAAGAACAAATAAATTATTTTAATGATGTAAAAACAGTAATCTCAACAACATCTTCGGGATTAGTTAATACTATTTTTATGCCGCCAGGAGGAGAGGTTATTGAATTGTTGACTCCTAATATATCTGGATCTGAAAGTGGCTTTGAATTATATTGTTTTCAATATTTAGCAATCTCATATGCTAAAAAACATTCTTATTTAGGAATACCAAGTAAATTTGATGGCAGTTTAATGGTAGAATATTTATATAATAATAAACAACTTTTTAACTTTTTGTGTGATGGCAACAATGTACACAGATGAAATGAAACGAGCCGTTAGATCTTTGACTCCTCCAAGTGGATTTGGCGTAGACATAATTGACAATGAGCATTTTATTACAGTAAGAGCAGATGAAAAAAGTTTTATGAGTTTGTTTGACAGAGACAAGAGACTTGCTGTAGAATATATGGTAAGAGTTAAAAAAGCCTTAGAAGAAAATGGGGCTATAGTATTCCTAGTTAGGACTGGTGGAAAATGATTATTAAAAAACTCTTGTGTAAGATCAAGGGACACATACTTGCAAATGCTGGTTCATGTCCATTTACTGGTAATACTTATTTAGCATGTACTCGTTGTAAGGTTCTAAAGGCTATTTGATGCAAACATTTCTTCCGTCTAGTAACATTTCATATACCGCAAAATCTTTAGACAATAAAAGACTTAACAAACAGATCCTTGAGGGGTATCAAATACTCAAGGTGTTGTCAGGAGAGTCACCATCTGGAGCATGGCGTAATCATCCAGCAGTGCTTATGTGGAAGGGCTATGAGACTGGTCTATGGTCTTATATACAGCATATGATAGAAGAGGCTAAAGTTCGGGGTATTAAAACAATCAATAATGAAAATAACCTTAACGATCTTAAAGAAAAATGTTCGGGTAGATGGGGAAAAACTCCGCCAATGTTTTGGCTTAATGACAATAAAGTAATGCGTATTACAACAACACATAAAGCAAATCTATTTAAAAAAGATCCTATTTTTTATAGTAAGTATCAGTATGCAGTAAGCAGTCCATACAATAAACCATGTTGTGAAAAATGCAATTATTATTGGCCAACACACGCACAAAGAAATGAGTTGCTAAATGCAGTTAGTTAGTTTAATTACCTTTACTGGTTTATTTTTAAGTATCTGTGTAATTATATCTTTATCTTATAAAGTTCATCTATTAAGAACTGCATTAGGACAATCTATTTTAGACAACAAAGTTGTGTCTTCAATTGCAGATACATTAAAAGATCAATTATCTTTTATTAAAGATGAAACTGATGAAACACAGGAACATTTTATAAAATTTTTATCAGATTCAAGACAAGTGGCCTATGATTATATTGAAGAAACAATCAATGCAATTAATGAAATTATCTTATATTGTGAACAACAAATAGATCAACCTAAACTGGCAGATCTTTATTCAGATGCTAAACTAAAGTTTATAGTAGATAAACTTAAACCCCTCGTTGAGCAAACAGCAAAAGATTTATCGTAATCTACGATATAATAGTATATGGAAGAGGTGATTAAATGAATAATGAACAACTAAAAGCAATGCTTTCAAGTTATGGTCGATCAGTTCTTGCAAGCGTAATTGCTCTATACACCGCTGGAATCACAGATCCTAAAGATATGTGGGCAGCATTTGTAGCAGCATTAGTTCCAGTTGCACTTCGTGCAGCCAATCCAAAGGATAAATCTTTTGGAAAATTTGATGCAGTTGCAAAAGATGTAGAGATTGCACTTAAAAATGTTAAGCCAGTCAAAAAAGCAGCAAAGAAAGTTGCCAAGAAATCAACAACTGTTAAAAAATAATAATAAGTTATAGCAGGGTGGTGTAATTACTGCCCTGTTATTTTTAATATTTTACAGGAACATTTTTTCTTAAAACAGCAACTTTAACATTATCGTTAGGTGTTATTAAATATAAGTGATCTATTAATGTTGCAGTTGTAATCCTTATTGATTCATTTGGACCCAATCTGTGTCCAAAATTATCAAAGGTTAACTTTGAATATTGATGATTAGTTCCAATATAAACATATCCGTAATCGCTAATATTTTGTATGTAGATATTCATCCCATTATGCTCTACGGTTGGAGTAATTTGTATTGGTTCTGAAGTTTTTGATACATTATAAACTTGATGGCTTGACATAAAATAATTGTATCATAAAATGCTATAATTAATAAAAAGGAATAAAAATGAACTTTGTATACATATGTAAAGATGGTGAAAACGAAGAACTTAGATACTCAATTAGATCTGTTGTAAAAAATACTAATGATCCAAAAATTTGGGTAGTTGGTGGAAAACCAGATTGGTATGTTGGAAATTATATTTCAGTATTACAAGATCAACATAAGTATCAAAATGCACTTAATAATCTTAGGGCTGCCTGTGCATCTGAAGAAATACCTGAAGACTTTATATTAATGAATGATGATTTCTATATTACAAATAAAATAGATGAAGTAAAAATATATAACAATGGATCACTTGAAGATCAAATAAATCAGTATCATAATCTTGGGCTTAGGTCTACTTATTTACACAGACTAGGAAAAACATATGCCTATCTACAAAGAAGAGACATACCAAACCCTATTAGTTATGAAGTTCACGTGCCAATGCCAATGAAAAAAAGCAAACTAATAACTATTCTTGAAGAAAATTATTCAACACTTTGGAGATCAAAGTATGGAAATACATTTAACATTGGCGGAGAAACAATAAAAGATGTCAAGGTTCACAAAAGTGGTGGGTTAGTTGCACTTTCATATAATCAGGACCAAGAACAAATTCCTTACTTGTCTAGCGCAGATAGTTCTTTTATGTTTTTGTTAGATTATTTAACTACAAACTTTTCAGAAAAATCTACATATGAGCGATAAGGTCTAAGTACTTATCCTTTAAATTATTTTTAGCAAAATGATTTAATCCTATTTGTAATGCAGAATCTTTCATTTCACGCTTATCTTTGTTATCCATATACTCATCAACAATGGCTGCTAAATGTTCTGGATTTCCATCATATACATCTACTAACGATTTGGCTTGAAAACTATTGATGTGTTCAGATTTTACTAACCATTCTTTAGGAAGAATTAAATTGTTTGGCGATATGTCCGTCATAAATACTGGTAGTCCACTAATCAATGCTTCATTCATTGGAAGACACAGACCAGCATACCTTCTTGGCAAAAGCATAGCATCAAACCCATTATAAAGTTCTTCCCTATTTTCTGGGTTACTATTATTAAGTGTAACTCTTGAATCTTTTAAATCTAATTCTGGAAACTTTTGTGTTGTAATTACTAACTCATAACTTGCCTTTGAATACTTAAGCATTTGCAAAACAGTATCAGTTCCATTTCTATCCTTTGCTGCAAACTTTCCACCAACGTGCAATAATCTATTATGATCTTTTGACATATTGTTTTGTCTAACATTTTCAAACAAAGTTGAATCAGTTGGAGGTGGAAGATGGATTACTTTACATCTGCCATTAACCATTTTTTCAATTTGATCTATATTCCATAAACTTGGGGCAAGTAAAACATCTGGAAGTTCTGCTTCTGGAACAGACATATTAAGTAAGAATTCAAAATTATATTGTAAGATTGTTTTAATACCTCTTCGTTTAGCATAATGTAAAAAATCTTGTCTATAAAAAGTTTCACAACTTAGGACTACATCTATACCTCTTAAAAATTCTATTACTTCTGGTTTTGTTGGAAACCCGCTTAGTGTAGTTGTTACATTATAATCTTTATACCATTCTGGATGTTGTTCATTGCCATTGAAATGTTGTGAGTCAATCAATAAAATTTTGTCGGGATTAAGCATCTTAACTAACTCCCGTGTTT